GGCCGCCCACATACAATTGATGATTATGAATGGCAAGTGGCAAGGTGATCCAAAGAGCGCACAGGCGGCTGTCACAGCGGCTAACAACCTTGGACATCAGTCGTTGGCTAAGTTGTCGAAGTTAGATAATCGGTACAAGGACAGGCAAGAAGTCACGCACAATGGGCCAATGGTTATTGGTTGGGAAACTGAAGAGGTGATCGTTGGTGAGAGCATGCTCACGCTGACGGGTGATGAGGTGATGAACTAAGGGAATGATTGGGTGAGGTTCGTTTGCTTCGCCATGTTTGTTGCCGATGTCGTGCGCGAGGAAAAACATTGATGTCGTGTTGGTAGTCGAGGCTTTAACAACTGGACAAGCGCCCCAGAACCAAGGCCCTGCTTGATGTCTAGGCTCCCAGCCTGCATGAAAAAATGTTTGCTGGCATGGGGGTAGGTAGGCAGGGGTACCCCGGCTTTTTGGGCTGATCTGAGGTATTGATGGGTCCACTTCCCCTATCCGACCTAAGTTTTACAGAGGCATTTTTATGGCCCGTGACTACGCCAAAGAATACAGCAGCTACCATGCAAAGCCGGATCAAGTTAAGCGCCGTGCAGGCCGAAATAAGGCCCGTAGAACGCTTTTAAAGACGGGGCGGGTATACAAGGGCGACGGCAAGGATGTTGACCATAAGGACCGCAATCCGGGTAATAACAGCCCAAGCAATTTGAGGGTCCAGAGCAAGTCGAAAAACCGCTCTCGGAACTCTAAAAGTTTACTGAAGTAGGTCACTTGCTGACCCCTTATTTTAATTACAGGATTACCCATGTCAAATTATTCAAGCAAGCCAACTAAAGTTCGCAAGACGTTGTTGAAGCCCAAGCGCAAAACGTATTTGAAATAGGAAATCATCATGGCATTGAAGACAAAGAAGGCGACCAAGGAGCCTGCGCGTCGTAGGGCAAGGGCCCATAATGCGGACGGCAGCTTTAAGGCTGACGATCTAACGACGCCTGACGTCAATGAGGCTTTTACGATTGAGGTGCCGGACATGAATGAGGCTCTTCGGGAACAGCAACGCTCAAAGCCGCCCGGCGTTAAGTCGAGCTATCGGCGATTGGGCGGTAAGCTTATTGAAACTTGAGGGCGTGTCTGCCGAGCGCGATTACGGTTGCACAGGCAAATGCGTTATCTGAGGCCGTTGGATATTTAGATTTTGAAGACCCGAAGGTTTCTGGGCTTGTTAGGATCATCCGTGAATTTGCCCCCATATCGACGGTTTCGCCTTCGTATTGCCGGGTCGAGCATCGGCCGGAAGGTCACCCGTGGCATCAAGACACTGGCACGATTGACCACATGGCTTGGTGCAAATATTCGGCGACTCTTTTGCTGACAGACCCCAAGGAATTTACGGGGGGCGGTTTTTATTTTAGGGATGACCCCGACAACCCAATTTTCCATTATTTGGATTTATTATTCTTTTCTGGTGGCCGCGATAATGCCCATCAGGTGACGCGAAATAGTGGTGAGCGTAAGGCGCTAATCATGTTTTTTGGGGAGCAAGCCGATAGCTAAAACCCAGAAAATTATAATCCCATATAAGCCCCGGCCATTGCAGGCAAAATTTGATCGGGGTTATAAGCGTTTTTCGGTCGCCAGTTGTCACAGACGCTTCGGCAAAACGGTCATGGCGATTAACTGGCTTTTGAAGGAAATACTTACTTGCCCCCATCCGAGGGCACAGGGGGCGTATATTAGCCCAACTTACGGGCAGAGTAAGCGTATCGCTTGGCAAATGCTTCGGGATTACGCCGGAGTTATACCGGGCGTTAAGTTTAACGAAGCAGAATTGCGGTGCGACTTGCCGGACGGAAAGCGTATTTGGTTACTAGGGGCCGAAAATCCTGACAGCCTTCGTGGCTTGCGCTTAGATGCGTGTTGCCTAGACGAATTTGCCGACATGAACGCCCGGTTATATCCTGAGATTGTGAGGCCAGCCCTTTCAGATTTCGGGACCGGAAAATGTTTGTGGATCGGCACCCCAAAAGGCGAGAATCAATTTAAGGAAATTTACGATTACGCCTTAGAGCGCATGGAAAAAGACGACGACGAATGGTTTGCCATGCGTTTCCCGGCTAGTGAGACGGGGGTCTTGGCTCAGAAAGAGCTTGATGCTGCCAAGGCGACGATGGATGAAAGCCAATATCAACAGGAATTTGAAGTTAGCTGGAGCGCCGCGAGGGTCGGTGCTTTCTTTGCTACGAAATTAGATGCCATCGATACGAAGGGGCAGATCGGCTCGGTGCCGTGGGAGCCAAATCTTCCTGTAACAACTAGCTTTGACTTAGGCATTTCTGACGCTACGGCGATTTGGTTTTACCAGCAATTGCCGCGTGAAAACGTCGTTAGAGTTATTGATTACTACGAAAATACGGGCGAAGGATTACACCACTACATTAAGGAATTACAGGCGAGGCCGTATACCTATGATCGGCACCTGTTTCCTTTCGACGTTATGGTCCGAGAACTCGGATCGGGAAATAGCCGCTATGAAATTCTTATGAGCTTGGGGGTTCGCCCGACAGTTGTACCAAAACTAGCCGTCATGGACGGTATTGAAGCGATCCGTGCGTTAATCCCCAAGTGCCATTTTGATCGCGGCAATTGTGCCGAGGGCTTAAAGGCACTGAGACATTATCATCGGCAGTTTAATGACCGGACTGGCGACTGGAAAGACAGGCCAAACCACGACTGGTCAAGTCACGCGGTCGATAGTTTTAGATACGGCGCTTTGGGGCTCCGCGATAATGACCATGATTTTAGACAGGTCGCAAGGACCGGGCGGCTATCGAATGGGCAACCCGTAATGACGGCCCCGGATGTCGCATTTGGCTAAGATCATCCCCGCCTGTTACGGCGACTTGGTTTACATAGCCCGTAATATGAGGGCGTTAGATGCTGAAGAAATATTACCGCTAACATGGACGGGAAAGCCGGAAGATTTAGCCCAGCGGATATCTGTATCTGGCGGGCTGGCCCATGTTGCGCTCTCTGGGGTGATGCCTGTCGCCACTTGGGGGGCAAACATGACGCGCCCGAATTTCTGGAGTGTGTGGATGTTCACGACAGATCGATGGCCCAAAGTGGCGTTGACGGTGACCCGGCATATAAGAAATGAATTAATACCAGCCCTTGTTGCTGACGGAGCCGTTAGGGCCGATTGCTGGAGCATGGAAGGCCACGACGTCGCCCATCGATGGCTTGAGGCGTTAGGCGCTACCAAAGAGGCGACGGCTGAAGACTACGGCCCGACTAGAAAAAAGTTTCATTGTTATTCATGGACGCGCTCAAGACTAGAGCGAGATGGAGATTTCGATTATGTGCGTAGGACCATTAGCACCAAAAATGCCAAAACCGCCCCCAATGCCAGTAATGCCGGAGCCTGCGGCTGTCAAATCCGCGCCAACGCGAGACGATCCCGCCGTGAACGAAGCCGCGACGGCAACCCGGCGTCGGAGGCTGTTGTCTAAAGGTCGTAAATCAACGATTTTGACGGGCACTAGCGGTGACACTGCATCTGCCAACGTAGGCAAAACATTGTTAGGTGCTTAAATGTGTGAATCTAATGACGGCGGCGATGGCGGCGGTTCAGCCGGGGGCATTCGCCAAAACAGGAACCACGACGGCAATAAATTTAACCCGTCAATGACGCCAAACAGAACAAATTTAAGCGGAGATCAAGCTGTCAGCATCGCCGCCAACCCATTCTCCCCGCATAACAAGGGGCAGATTGGCGAAGGCATTTTAGCCGCTGCCCAGCCGATTATCCCCGGCGGCATCCCGCTCGGCGCTGCCAGAACAGTTGCTTTGATGAATAACAATTTAGTTGGTACTCAAAGCAAAGCTGCTAAAAACGCGCCCGGCAAATCCCCGTTTGGGGGCAGCGCAAGGGCAAACGCAAATATTACTAAGAAAACGGGTTCAAAACGCGCCGCTGCCGGAAAGGTTGCGGCCAAAGCTAAAGAAACGGCATCTTTAGCCAAAAATATAGATAAAGACGATGTCCTTGGCGGTAATGAGGCCGTCCTTGCTCCTAGCCGTAAAAAATCGAACAGGCAATCAACCATGTTGACGTCCTCACAAGGCATTAGAGGCCGTGCCAACATTGGCCGCACGTTGTTGGGCGCTTAATATGTGCGTCCCCGGTGCTTACGGAAATCAGAAACAATCTGGCGGCACAAAGATGGCGTCTTCATCGCCCGGCGGCAGGCTAGACCAAGCCCAACGCGCCAACGCTTCGACCAGCGGCGGCGGTACAAACGGCTCAACGATACTGTCAGGCACCCCGCGTAACAGCGGCGTAGATGCCTTACGCAAAAACACATTTTTAGGGGTCTAGCTATATGGACAGCAACGAAATTTTCAAACGCTTCGATTCATTAAAAACGGGTCGCGGTACTTGGGAAAGCCATTGGGAAGAAATCGCCGAGCGTGTCTTGCCGCGATCTGCCGAGTTCACTGGTGAACGGACCCAAGGCGACAAGCGAACCCACAAACTTTATGACGCAACCGCCGCTTTGGCGTTAGAGCGTTTTTCTGCCGCTGTCGAAAGTCTTTTGACCCCACGCGGTGCAACTTGGCATACGCTAAGATCAACCAACCCAGAATTAAACAGAGACGATGAAGTCCGCCTTTGGTTCGACAAAGTCCAACAGACAATGTTCGCACATCGGTATTCGCCAAAGGCCAATTTTGCCGGGCAAACCCATGAGGGCTATATGAGCCTCGGCGCTTTTGGTACGGGCATTACTTTTGTTGATGAAGCCCCGACCCGTGGTGCAATCTACCGGGCGATCCATTTGGCTGACGCTTTTATTGCTGAGAACGAGCATGGGCAAATCGACACGGTCTTTAGACGCTTTGAAGTCTCAGCCCGGCAAGCCTTGCGAATGTTTGAAGACGGCGACCTATCCGACGACTTACGCAAGACGGCAAATGACAAGCCTGATGAGAAAGTCAAACTGCTTCATGTCGTTATGCCCCGCACAGATCGTGATCCAACCCGGCGCGACCGCAAAAATACGCCGTGGTTCTCTGGCTATTATGAAATTAAGACAAAAAATTTGATCGAAGAAGGCGGGTTTGAAACCATGCCTTACATCGTCAGCCGTTATGTGACGGGCCCACGCGAGACATATGGCCGTAGCCCGTGCATGACAATTT